AGCACGACCCTGCTTGGCATTCTCCTTTAAGGAAACAATACCACCTTCCTTATACCTTTGCTGGAGAAAAAAGTCAGGAACAGCTAAGGGCTTCACCCCCGTGGCACTGGTATCAAGGGATTTGAAATAGTTGTGGAGGAACCCAAGTTCTTTCAAGCCGTTTCCGGATCGCCCCGAGGAAGCGTTGGCGGTATCCAAAACATCCTGCGTAGACAAAGCTGCTTGCTGACCTTCGAGGGCGGCTGCTTGCTCAGGTGTTTCTGCAACGTCAACCTTAGGCTTCTCTAATACTCCGGCAGAAGGAGGGCTAAAAGTTTTGGGTTGAGATGAGGCGTCTCCGGAAAACTTATTAGTAATTTTGTTTGCAAACTCGGAGGCAGACATATTGGGCTTGCCGCCGTTCCACACAACAGCATCTTCTCCAACAACCTTTGACGCTGGCTGGTCTCCGGCCCTCAAAAGATCAACATAACCTTTGGCCCCTTGCTGATGGGCCGCGTACAAATCGGCGGCTGTTGGGTTTTCAATACCCTGACGCTGTAAAGAAACCTTGTTCCGAGCAGCCATACGGGCCGCTGCTTCGGCAGACTCTTCCAAGCTGTAGGGGTCTTTAAGGTTGAACTCTTTTTGACTCTTCGGGACGAACTGAAAGGGACCAGCCGCCCCGGAGTTCTTGTTGTAAGCCCGTACATTCCCCTGACTTTCAATAGTTTCCGTCCGGCTGAGGTAACCCTCAGGCAAGCCATAGCGGTCTTCAAGGGAACGGAAGTACTGAGCTTTGTCTACCATCGTCAGGGCCTTTTAGCTACATGGGCTCTCGCAAGAGATACGTTGGCACGAAGCTGTGAGATGTCCTCGTTCGAGTTACGACGCTCCTCATCTGCCCGTTCCTTAGCAGCCAGACGACGCTCATCAAGGTCGATACGAAGTGCAGCCTCTTCCGCCTTCTGTTTAACAGCTCTGTCGCGGATTTCCAAGTCCTTGGCCTGAAGCTCAATCAGCGGATCTGCGCCCTTCGGTGGGTTGAGATCTGCCATAACCTTGTCGATCATCTGCGCTTCGATCTGCGCCTGTTGTTTCATAAGGGCCTCGGGCGGAGGCATGGGGGCTCCCTGTAACTGCTGCATCTGTTGCATGATCATCTCATGCGCTGCCATTGATACATGCTCAAATACGTGGGCCAGCAAGATCCCGTAGACTTGCGGAGAAGTCTGGATCAACTGCGATTTGATGAAGGCCATATGCGCTTCAATGTGGGCTACATGGTCCTGATCCGGAAAAACCTGAAGAGCAGGAGCACCGTTGGGTACAAGCATAGAACGAGCATTTTCAATTGCCGGACTTTGAGGTTGTGGCTGGGGGGGAGGTGGCAGGATCATGTCAATATTCCGGACATCGAGTGCGGAATACATGCGATGATAAGCCTCATACTGGTTATGCAGCTGCGGGGCTTCCTTTGCCAACTGCAACTGCTGCTGGGCCAGCGCGATACGCTGGGTCATGCTGAAGATGTTGGGATCGCTGACGGGCAGGATGTCAATCTTGTCGTCAAAGTCTTGACGCTTAATATCCGGAGTGCCGCCTTCTACCTCATATGGGTACTGGTCAGGCATATACTCGGCAAACACCTGAGCCAGTAACCGCAACTCCTGCTTTTGGGCATAATGCAGACGCTTGTGCACCGCGCTCATGACGCGAGAGCCACGTTCCAGCAAAGCGATGGTGGTTCCAACTGGCAGCTCTTGGTTGCCATCTGACATACCGAGATCGGCAGTCCCGAGGAACTTCTCTGCCGACGAAACAACGAAGCCGAGCAGCTGGAACAGGGTTGCAGAGGGTTCTTTGTAGGGCAAAGGCAGCAGATTCTGCGCCAAGTCCCCGCCGGGTGCGTCGACATCGCGCCATTCGCCCGGTTGCAGTGGGGATTCCTGATCTTGGATCCGCAAGCCACGCGCTTTGAACCCGGCAGGAAGGTTTGCCAGCGTACCAGCGTCGATTAGCTGGCGCAAAATGGAAGTTCCGCTGCGGGCAAGGTTGCCCAACAGGTGGATCAGGCCAAAACCGTAGAAGCCAAGGCCGGGAAGGAACTTATAGTGGACAAAATACTGCTTTTTCTTTTTCCGGACGTCATCTTTTTTGTAGTTGCGGCGGATTGCCAGTACGTCGCCGGAGTCAGAGTCAATTGTTACGATGTATGGCAGCTTGATCCCGGTGGGTTCGCCGTCATCGTCCAGATCTTCGAAGCCTTCGATGTCCAAATAGCAGTGGCACTCCCACAAAACGTAGTCTTTGGGGTCACCCGACGGCTCGATCCCGGAAATCCGGTCAATTTTTTCGTCAATGTCGCTACGATCAGGCTCCGTTGGGCCTGTCAACTCCACATTACGGTAGAATCCGGTGACCTGTTGCTTGCGGAGTTCGTTTTCCGAGACCCGTAACACATGGGTTACCCGTTCTGCGGTCGCCAAATCGCGTGAACCGTAGGGAACGATGAGATCTTTTGGCAAAATGTAGGGGCTAACAGCCCGTCCGAAGTCGCCATCGTAGTAAACCTTCTTGAAAGCCGAGCCGCCGTAGCCAACATAGAACAGCATCTGGTCAAACTCGGGGTCATACTCCTCCATGACTTCCGTAATCTGATAGTTCATGTAGTTTTTGACGCGGTCAGCTTGCTGTTCGCGCTCAGGTGTCACCTTACCAACGATACGCGCACGGGCAGGGCCGCTCGCAGGGAGCAGTTCTTTGTACGACTGCGCCTGAAACTGGGTGACAGCCTCGTTCAGCAGGGGATGGGTTACGCCAGTCGATCCGTTAAACGGCTCAGTGCGCTCTGTATACGTAAGACCAAGGAGAGTAAGACCCTCTTCGTAAGTCTTTTTCCATTCCTCACGGCCTGAATCATCTTCATCAATAGCAGACGAGAGATCCTGACTGATGGTTGCAAGAGCACTGTTATCCAGAACCAGTGCCAAATTGTCACCAAAACCGAGTGAAGATATGTCCATTTTCTCTGGATCTGTGTCGCCAAAAGTGATTGTAGCTCCACCATCTTCATCCTCCTCAATCGTGAAATCATCGCTCTCGTCAATACCGTCTTCCGGCAACTCGACCTCCGCGCCACCAAGGTCAGAGGACAAAGGACCGTTGTACAAGGAATCTTCTACGTTATTGAAGGGAGATTTTGCCATCAGTAATAAACCCTGTACGTTGACCTCGGACCTTCGTCCATGGTGTAGTCATCCGGATGTGTAACAAAGCCACCCTGCCGGAATCGCATGAGGGCCTGTGAAGCGCAGTCAACCAAGTCGTCGTGCTCACCGTTGGGGAACGCGGCTATCTCCTCGACAACCTCTTCCGCCCAAGATGCCTCTGGCCTCCAGACAAGCCCCGCTTCAAACAGGGAAGCAATCGAGTTCAGACGTACATGCTTATCATTCCCACGGCTCGGCGTAAAGTCCACCGCCGGGATGCCTACGCTCCGGAGTTCCTGTAACAGAGGGAGGCCCGCAGCCTTTGCTTCGATCAGCACGGTCTCCGGTTCCCAGTACTTGTACTCTTCAAGGGCAATGCGTTTGAGCTCGGGGAACTCCCATCTGCCTTTCTTGCAGTCCAGCAAGATGACGTTCGCCGGGCCATCCTCTCTGGGGTAAAAGACCCCCCACGTCTGGATCGCGCTGTAGTCAGCCGTCTTCTTTTTGGTGTGCGCCGTGTCGTAAGACTGCATGACGTATTGCAAACGGGGAACCTTCTCCTGCTCCCACACGTTCCACCAGCTACGCTTGATGATGGACACCGAGTCCGCCGTTGGCTGCTGCATGTACTGCGCTTGCCACTTGGACAGGGTGATCGAAGCCTTGATCCCCTCAAGTTCCTCAAGCTTCCAGTACTCAGGCCAGAGCGGCTCACCGCTATCCAATATTGCCGGAAACTCCACGACCTCCCACTGATCGGCTTTGGGATCTGTCGCTTGCTGCTTTAAAAGGCGGGCGGTCAGATCCGCCTCCCCCCACCGGGTCATAACAACAAGGATCGCCCCTCCGGGCTGAAGACGCTGGCGTGGTCCGGATTGATACCATTCCCATGCGCCTTCCATTGCTGTTGGTGAGAGGGCGTCTTGTTCTGAGTGCGGATCGTCAACAATGAAAAGATCCGCGCCGCGCCCTGCGATATTACCCCCAACACCCGCTGCATAGTACTCTCCTCCTTGATCGGTCTCCCAGCGATACGCTGCCTTGGAATCTGACCGTAGCTTCACTTCTGGAAAGATGGGCTTGAACATATCCCCATCCATTAGGTTTCTCACTTTACGCCCAAACCGGATCGACAGATCAGCGGTATGGGTCGCTTGCATAATCTTCTTGTCTGGCATCTGCCCTATGAACCAAGCCGGAAACAGGTAGCTGGCAAACTCAGACTTCGTATGCCTCGGCGGCATGTTGATGATCAAACGCTTGAGCTCGCCACGCGCCATGGCCTCAAGCTTCTCAGCAACAATCCTATGGTGTCTCCCGGCAATAAACCCGGGCCACACAAACTTAACGAAATCAAGAAAGCCAACCTTGGCCTTCTCTAGAGTGGCAAGTCTCGCCGCTCTTTCCAAAAGACGAGCGTATTGGCGAGCCGCGTCTTCCGGGAGGCTATGTGCAAGTTCAGAGGGCAAAGGATAAAGCTCCGTAGATAAAAGGGGACGGTAGCAAGATCAAAGCCATAGCTACCGTCCCAAGTCTAGGGAGGAACACCATGGAGCAGACAAGGTGTACGCGCAATGTATACCAGCATGCCGCTCTTCGCAAGTGCAACATATGGAAAAAGCAAGTCTTTTATTTGTCATCTTTTGTTTGTAGCTTGCAGACGTTCACCTCACCTGTGGGAGTTTGCCATGTCTGTTGTTATCGGTACTGCTGTTATAGAACGTAACGAGGGCGAGATCGATCTCGTTCAGTTCAACCTGTCCGACGAATTTATGGAATGCTCGTTGCCAGAGCGCATCGGTGCACTCTATATGCTCATCGATCATTTGTACGACCTGATGGACGATGACTACATCATCGTTGAAGAAGACGAAGAAGGCGAAGACGACGAGTGGTCAGAAGAAGACCTCGCCTAACCCTCACAACCTACAAAGCAATAAATGGGGGGCTTCGGCTCCCCATTTTTTATGGGAGGTTCCGAGTGGTGGACCTGACGCTGTTCTCCTGTGGTCCACCTAAACAGAGGGGAAACAGCAAAAAACCTCTGACCTCGGTTATTAACCGGTACACTACAATGTCAACGCGGTCCAATAGTTTTTGAAATTTTTATTATGGGGTGGGGGTAGGGGACCCATTACTATTAGTTGACAATTAGGGGGTAGGCCAAATGTTTTGAAGTTGCTGCCGTTCCGGGGAAAATCGGATTTTTAGGTGAGTCCTGCGAGCGGGCGGGCCTAAAAGGGGGGTCGGCGATTTAAACCGTCGGAAACCTGACAGCTGGAAATCTGCCAAGGGACCCGAGACTAAGTAGTTTTACTTACGACTAAGGTATAGGTTGACAATGTCAATTGTATCATGTAGAGTATAGGCACGGTTGAGAGTGGTTCTTAATCGTAGAGAAAGAAAGAAAGTCACATGACAAAAGAAACATCACGCTACGTGATCCCCATGCGGATCATCACACTGGACGACGTCGGGCACGGTATCCAGACTTGGAAGACCGGAGAACTTGTCGGGGTGTCCGCCCGCCATATCGAGTCGATCCTGAATATCCCATCGATCAAGTCTGATGATCTCGGCGGTAAGGTCACTCGCGAATGGCTGTTCGAGGTCGGCGGGCCCGAGAGCTTCACAGGGTTCGTCATGCATATCTGGGACTGGAAGGGGTCAAGCGGGCAGGGTCGTTGGTCGACGTTCGGGCCCCATGCCTACTTCGAAGTTATGTTTGGCGAACACTATAAGCCCTACGATACGACAGTCGGGTTCAAGGCCCGCGACTCGATCCTCGCTTAACCCCATCGGGCCCGCTTCGGCGGGCCCACCAACCATAGGAGAAAGACCATGATTATCATCAGTGACGCAAGACAAGACGACCGTATCCAGAGAGCCTTTGACGTGTTGCATTCGAACGGGGTTAGGGTTCTACTATCGATATCGGTAGAGGATATCTATGAGGTTGCGGCAGAGCAAGAGATGACAGTGACGCCGGAGCGGGCACTGGCGATTGTCGACATGATCTATAAGGAGCACATGTCGGGCGACGATTGGCAATCTATCACCGACCGTGTCGGCGAGATGCTAGCGGACTAATCTTTAAACACTGGCGATTCTAGCGAGCGGGCGCGGCGGTTCAGTCGGGCCCGCTTTTTCGTTTCCGGCGGGCGCAACAATCCGGTCGAGGCGCAAAATAATTTGTTGACACTGTCAAAGGTCACTGATAAACCTATATGGCCTGAACGGTTCAGGTTAAGGAGAAAGATTATGGACTCATACATTGCAAAGCGAGGCGAAGGGGTTACCGCGTATGTCGGGCCTGACGCGACACGGTTACTGCATGCTTTCGCGGTTAAGCATGCTCTGAAGGCTATCAAGCATGGCATGCGGTTAACCCGCACTGCTACTCCGAAGGCTTCTCTTGAGAGGGCCGGAAAGATTACAGGCAAGGTCTACAAGCGGGGCCAGTATGATCAGGCCATTGCTGATGTGGACCAGTGGATCTACACCATGCAAGCGGCCCTGCCTGTCATCACGAACGACTAACCCTATCGGGCCCGCTCCGGCGGGCCCACCACATGTCAT